TAGATAAATATTATTGTATTGGCGCTGATGTTGCTGAGGGGTTAGTGCATGGTGATTACTCTTGTGCAATGGTTGGCGATAGTGATACTTTTGATATTGTTGCTCAGTGGCATGGTCATATTGACCCTGACCTTTTTGGAGTTGAACTTGATAAATTAGGTAAATATTATAATGGTGCTTATGTTGGTGTAGAAAATAATAATCATGGTCTTACTACTTTATCAGTACTTAAAAGACTTGAATATTGGAATTTATTTTTTACTAAAACTTATGACCGTATGGCAGAAGTTATGACTCAAAAAATTGGTTGGAATACTAATGTTCGTACTAAACCTTTTATGATTGATAAATTAGCTGAATTTGTACGTGAAATGTATTTAGGTATATATTCAGAAACTTTAATTTCAGAAATGTTTTCTTATATAATAGTAGATGATGGTAAAACTGAAGCTCAATCTGGTTGTTTTGATGATTGTGTAATGGCAACTGCTATTATGTTACAATTACTTTTAGAAGGAAAAGGAGAATCTTATATTCCAGAAGTGCCGATTGACCAAAGAGAAAAATATCGAAAAGATATAATAGACCCTCTATTTGAGAAAGAAATTAAAGAAGAATTTAGTTATTAAGGGGTGGTGTAGTGCTTGAAGGTCGTTATGAAGAACAACAATTAGCTAGTGAATGGAATTTTAAATGGAAAGATGCAATGGTTGCAAAAGCTCCATACACTAAGAGGTGGAATACTTATCTTGATGCGTATAATGGTGATTATTTTAAGAATTCAAATTTACCAGATTATCGTTCGAATCAAGTAAGTAATTATATTTTTGCTTTAGTAGAAACAATTAGGCCAATTATGCTTGATAATAATCCTAAGTATGAAGCAATACCTAGACAACCTGATGGTCGTGCTTCTAGTGCAGATTTAACTGAAGCATTTTCTTATGAATGGGATAGAGAAGATTTAAGACCTAAAGTTGCTCGGGAGTTAATTAATACCTTAGTACTTGGTACTTGTGTATTTTATATTCCTTATGATTCTCAAAGCAAACAGATAAAAGGTATTCCAGTATCTCCGTTTAATGTTTTTCCTGACCCACTTGCTACTAGTATTGAGGATGCTGAATATATTATTTATGCTGATTATTTTAATGAATCTGTACTTAAAAGAAAGTATCCTGAGAAAGCACATTTAGTTAAAGGTGGTTCTGTAAACTATACTGAACTTGTTTATAACAATAGTAATAACTCTAGGGTTGATAATCAAGTACTTATTCTTGAAGTGTTTACACGTGCTTATGAATATGATGAAGAAGTTATAGGTGAAGTTAGAAAAGTTAAACCAAGATATCCTAATGGAAGACATCTTATTGTTGCTCCGATGTTAGGAATTGTATTTGAAGATAAATCAATTGTTTATGAAGATGGTGAGTTTCCTTTTGAGCTTTGTAAAGATTATGATTTACCTGGTAAGTTTTGGGGAGAAGGTGAAGTAGCTCAGCTTTTATCTCCACAAGTTTATATGAATGAAATGAATAATGCAATTATTGACCACGCTAAAACTACTGCTAATAGTCCTTGGATTATTGATAAGAATTCTGGTATTCCACAAGGTAAAATTACTAATCGTCAAGGTTTAATTATTCGTAAGAATCCTGGTTCAGAAGTAAAAAGAGAAAACCCACCTAGTATGCCTAATTATGTAGTTCAACAACCTGATGTATTTAAAAATGATATGCGTGAAATCAGTGGTATGTTTAATTCTCTACGTGGTCAAAGTGATACTGGTGTTTATACTGCTCAAGGAATACTTGCACTACAAGAAGCTGGTCAAGTAAGAATTAGGCTTAAAGTACAAGGACTTGAAACATTCTTAGGAAAAATGGCACGTAAGTGGTTTTCTCGTATGCGTCAGTTTTGGAAAGAAGATAAGTGGATTGCTATTACTAAATCTGATGGTTCTTATGATTTTAAATTATTTAAAAAAGATGTATTGTCATATGAGTTTGATTTAAAAATTACTGCTGGTTCAACTATGCCCAATAATCGTTCTGCTATGCTTGACCTTATGATTCGACTTGCTCAAACTCCAATGCCTGATGGTCAACCACTCGTAGATAGAGAAGCAGTTGCATATTTTTTACCTCAAGAAATTCAAAGTGCTATGCTTCAACGTATGCAAGGACAAAATTTACAAGTTACACAACAAATGCAACAGTTACAACAAATGATTGAACAAATGGGTCAACAAATGCAACAGTTTATGCAACAAGACCAAAAAGATGATGAACAAACTATGAGTGCTATTGAGCAACTTGTATCTGGACTTGAGAAGGTAAATCAAGAAATTTTACAACTACAAGGTAAGCATGATAAGATTGAACAAGAAAAGAAAATGATGGAAAAAGAAGAGAAAATTAAAACTGATTCATATAATACTGGCTATACTGATGCAGAAAAATTATATCAAAATCCTGAAGAAGATATTGCAGAAGAAGAAGATGTTGATGATGGATTACCTGATGAAATTTTATCTGGTATAGAAGGTTTATCTGATGATGAATTAGCACTTTTAGTTCAAAAAAATCCAGAGTTAATAGAACTTATGAATAAATAATTTTAATTTTGGAACACCCTGAGAAGGATTCCATAGGAGGTTTTATATTGAATATTGATGAGTATCGTGCTTGGAAGGCCGAGCAAAAAGCTGATGAAAAGGATTCTACTAAAGTAGAACAACCTGTCGTGCTTGAAGAAAAAAAAGAGGAAATTAAAGTAGAAGAAAAAAAAGAGGAAGTTAAAATACCTGAAAAAATTAAAATAGGTGAAGAAGAATTTACTATTGATGAGTTACAAAAAGGTTATTTACGTCATAGGGATTATACTAAAAAAACTCAAGAATTATCTCAAAAATCAAAAGAAGCAGAAGAAGCATTGCAATTTTATAATGTTGTAAGAAGTAATCCTGCATTACTTAATGAGATAGGTACTAAAATTCCTGTACCAAAGAATGCTGACCCTGCTGTTCGTAAGATTATGGAGTTGGAACAAAAAGTTTATGATATGCAGTTAGACGCAGAGATTATGCGTTTAGAAAGAAAGTACTCTGATTTTGATGAAAAAGAAGTTGTACGATTTGCATCTGAACGTGGAATTGTTGATTTAGAAGTTGCTTATAAAGCTATTAACGCTGATAAAAGGAAGGAAGAAAAAGTAGATATTAATGCTTTAAAAGAACAGATTAAACGTGATTTGATTAAAGAAATTGAAGATGAAAGAAAAGCAACTGGTACTTTAATCTCTACTAAAACTTCTCAGAAACAAATAGCTGATAGGGAAATTAAAATTAGTAAAGCAGAGGAATCTGTTGCACTTAAAATGTTTAAAAGTGCTAAGAATCCAATTGCTGAATATGCAAAATGGAGGGATATGAAATAATGGCAGATTTGTGGAATTTTGATTTACAACTTTTCGCTACTCCTGTACAACCAACTGACGCTAATACTTTTAATTATTCTGAAGCAGATAGAGCAGGAGAGCTTAATTTTGGTAAGTTGTTAGAACCTGGACTTAGGAAGATTTTCTTCGAAACTTATGATGAACTTCCTGAGCAATTTTCTCAAGTTTATAATGTACACACCTCTGATAAAGCTACTGAAACTGATTGGGGAATGGGTGCATTTGGTGATTGGACGAAACGTGCTTCACAATTTGATACTGTAGATTATAAAACTCTATCTCCTGGTTTGACTCGTACTTATATTCATGATGCATTTACTCAAGGCTTTATGGTTACTCGGGAAATGTATGATGATGAAAAGTATCGGGAAATGGAAAAGTTACCGAAGGCTATGGCTCGTTCTGGTCGGGCTAAAGTAGAAAAAGATGCGGCCTTTTTAATTAACAAAGCATTTGTAACTAATGGTGGTGGAGTTACTGGTGATACTGCAATTTATGATGGTAAAGCTCTCTGTGCTGATGACCATGATTTGCTTGATTCTACTAGTGTTGGTGATAACTTAGCATCTGGTGCACTTAATGAGCAAAACTTAAAAGCGGCACTTGCTCTAATGGCACGTACTCCTGATGAAGCAGGAAACTTGGCTCAGTTTAGAGCTACTCGACTTATTGTTCCACCATTACTTCAAGATACGGCGATTCGTTTGCTTAAATCTACTAATTTAGCTGGAACTGCCAATAATGATACCAATGAATACTTACGTAGTTATGGAATTGAAATTATCGTACTTGATTATTTAGGTCTTGCTGCAGGTGGTTCTGATACTGCTTGGTTCCTTCAAGATGGTGCTCGGCATGAACTTAACTTCTTCTGGCGTGTTAGACCAGAGTTTAAATGGGAAGAAGATTTCGATACTTTTATTGCAAAATATCGTGGTTACATGCGTTATAGTATGGGTGTATCTGATTGGCGTGGATTTGTAGGTTCTACTGGTCTTTAACTGGTGAGGGGGTTTACCCCCTTTCCTTAATTTAATTATATGGAGGTATGGTTTAAATGGCTTATAAGAAAATTGCTGGTAACGCCACTACTTATCCTGGAATTACTGGTTTTTTTGATTCATTACCTACGGCTGATGAAGATTGTGTATCTGAAATTAGTCCGATTAAGATTAGACGTATTCATATTGAAGCTGCTGATTGTGGTTCAGGTTCGGAAACAAGTCTTGGTGTAGCAATGGGTGCAACTGATTATGTACTTGGTGCGGCATTACGTGTAACTACTGCTGAAACTACTGGTTCTACTAAGACTATTGAAATTGGTACTGATAGTGCTGATAGTGGTGATGCTGATGGCTTTATTGATGGAGCTAGTGTGGCTGCTACTGGTGCAGTTGCACATACTTGTGCATTAAAAGGAGTTATGACCACAAGTGCTCCTAATATTACTGTGACCGTACCCAATGCTTTTACTGAATTTGTTGGTGATTTATATATCTTCTATATTGAGGTCTAAGGAGGGTGTTGCATGGGAACTACTAATTTTGATTATGTTGATGCGGATAAATATTATCTTAATGGAGTAGAAATACCGATTAGTGGAATTACATCTACTGAATTAGGTTTTATTGATGGAGTAACTGCTGGTACAGCTTTAGCGAGTAAAGCCGTAGTACTTGGAGCTAATAAAAATATTGATGTACTTGCTGTTGCTGATTTGAAACTTGGGTCTGGTGCTGGTACATCTGTAACTTCTACAGCGGCAGAACTTAATGTTCTTGATGGTGTTACTCGGGGTAGTATTGTTGCTGGTATTTCTACTGGAACAGGGGTTATTGATGCTAAAGGTGATGGAAAGATTTTAGTAGGTGATGGTACTGATGTGGCTTCGGTATCTGTATCTGGTGATGCTACTTTAGCTAATACTGGTGCACTTACTTTAGCAGTTCCTAAAGTTTCAGTAATTAGTAAAGTTTGTGCTGTTGCTGATTTTACAGATAATACAAATGCAACTGGTTATATTGATTTTACAGCAAGTTCTCTTCCTGCTGGTGCAATAGTACTTGGTTGGAAAGCAGTTGTTACTGGTGCTTTTGCTGGTGATACTACTGCGGTGATGCAAGTTGGTGTAGCTGGTACTTTAGGTAAATTTTCTGCTTCTACTAGTGGTTCTGTATTTACAACTGGTACTATTGGAACTGGTGCACCTATGGATACTTGTTTTAATGCAACAGCATCAACTCCTAGAGTAACGGTTACTGGTGGTAGTGATTTTACCAGTATTGTAACTAATGCTGGTGGAGCTATGACAGTTTATTTATATTACATTGCTACTGCTTAGTTGATTATTTTTAATTAGGGGTGGGGGTATAACTCCTACCCTATTTTTTATAAGTAAAGGGAGGTACAAACATGGCAGATAAAATTGTGTATATGAGTCAAGTACCAATGAAAGTTGTTGATTTAAATGATGGAACTCATGCTCAAAGTGTTTCTTTACTTGATGCTGTAGTTCCTGTTACTCAATCAGAAAGACTTCTTTCTGTAACGCAAATAGGGGATGACCAAGCTGTAGCTTTTGCAAATTCTGCACTTATTAATACGCAGGTAAATGTAGATATAGTGAAACCAGCAACCTTTTCTCAACGTTATCAAATAGTAGTATATAATCCTTCTACTGTTACAGATTTAACAGTAAAGATTTTTGGTAAGTGTTTAACTTTTGGTGGGGATACCAGATATTCTTTCTATGATTCGTTTACCGTACTTAAATCTCAAGCAATTACTGGTACTACTATTAATACTTATGTTAAGGAGATTGAAGGTATTTTTGCTGATACTGATTTGCGTTTAGTAGTAAGTAATGTTACTGGACTTGGTGCGGCAGATGGATTTAGCGCGTACGTGAGAGTAAAGGCGGTGTAGTGAATGACTATACCAGCAATTGTTAATCCGTTGAAAAGTTCATTTAAATCTTTTTTGCAAGGTGCTGTGCAAGGTAAATCATTTACTGATACGTATAATATTAAAGCTAATCCTAATGTAGTAGGTGTGCCGCATTTTAAGAATGAGTTAGTATACAGTGCGGATTATAGGGAATGGACAGTTTATGGAGTTGGCTCAATAAAGAGCGTAGCAGGGATACATCTAGTGGCATCTGGAGGAACTGAATCGGCAGCGTTAACTACACAGGTTAAGGGTAATACCAAGTATGGTTTATTATATAATGTATTGGTTTCTACGTTGGTTAATTTTTTGAAACTTAACAGTCAATATACTGGTACCGCATTTAATGTACCTAAATTAATTGGAAACAATAAGATTTCTTTTACTACACAAGCTACAATAACAACAAATAAACTGGAGTTTTATTTACCTGCTGAAAATGCAGATGGACAATACATTGACCTCAAAGATATTCGCCTTTTCGAACTCCCTCTTAACTCCGAAATAGAAGCAGATTTTACAGCACTTTCCGCAGATGCACTCATGGCAAAGTATAATCCATCTGTAATTGTGCCAGGGGAGTTGAAAGCAACTGTACTTGGTAGAACACTTAAAAATGAGTTAGATTATACTCCTGCTACTTATGCTGAGTGGACTGTAGCGGGTACAGGGAGTACTAAGGGCAGTACTGGGATACATTTAGTAGCAGAAGGAAATAATGAATATGCTGAACTGTCTGTAGTTTGTAAATCAAATCAAAAATATGGAGTGCTTTATAATGTGCTAGCTACAGATTTATTGGCTGATAAATTTTACATTTCATCTACTAGTATTATTGGTGTAGCTACTTTGATTCCACAAGCATTAGGAAACAATAAGGCAACTTTTACTACTGCTAATCCAATAGCAAATAATACTTTAAGGTGTGTAACTGGAAGTTCAAGTACTGATGGTACTTACATCGACTTCAAAGACATTCGCCTATACGAACTCCCTACTGGCTCAGAGATTGAATCAGATTTCACTAATATGACGGCTGACCAACTTGCGTTAAAGTATCCTATGAGCGTAGGTACTGATGGTAAAACAGGTGGAGTGAAGTCAGTAGGGAGTGCTGTAGCGACTAATTTACTTGCTAATGGAAACTTTGCTCAAGGGACTACTGGGTGGGTAACTTATTTAGGAAGTTTAACAGAAGCATCTGGAATTGGTACGTTTATTGCTTCTGGCCAATATGGTTTTGCTAGAGTTGCGTTATCATCAACTGTTATAGGTAAAAAATATTATGCAATGGTTAATGTTAAGGCTTCATCTAATTTAGTTCAATTAGGTTTTACTAGTTCATCATTTATAGCACATTCTGGTTCTGGAAATTTTGAGAGATTATCTATGTTAATAACAGCAACAACTACTGGGCATTTACCTGTTGTTAGGGATGATAGGGGTTCTGGATTTGATGAAATACAGATTGATAATTTAATGTGTTTATGTCTTTCAGATATTTTTGGAACAGGTAATGAACCAAGCAAGGCCACATGTGATAAACTCTTTGCTGATTGGTTTAGTGGAAGTCGTAGCATTACAAGGTTGCGTAGTGTTGGGAAGAATTTATGTAATATATCTACATCAGATGTTATAACTGGGAGTTATTATGGTTCGTCAGGTTCGATTGCTTCTAGTGGTAATGCCGCAAGGAGTAATAATTATTTTAGAGTTTTACCTAATACACGATATATCTGCACTGATAGGCTAGTTAATCAATATGACCAAAATAAAGTGCATATTCAAAGAATAGACTCTGGAGGTAGTTTTGTTACTCCTTCCAATTGTTATTATGTTCGAATATCTGTGGTTGACGGGGTAACTTATCCTCTCACGCTTGCCCAACTAGAACAATCCTCTACAGCAACCACCTACGAACCTTACAGAGAAACAACTTGCTTAATCCCTGCTGAGTTGCGTAGTATAGGTACTGTGTCGGATAGTTTTGATGCGAGTAGTGGAACTTTTACTAAGCGAATAAGTGATTGGGTAACGTTGGATGGAAGTTTATTGTGGGGTTCTTTGGTAACAAATACAAATACGTATAGAATGCAAACTAATTGGGGTAATGGTAAAAATGTTTACCATCCATCTATTGATGCTTCTGTTGTTTATAGTTACTGTGCTGATGGCTATATTGGAACTACAGCTAGTGCTACTACTGATTCTAGGCACTTTAGTATATATTCTAACAATGTACTTTATATGGTTTTAGAAAAAGCTAAAATTGACGCAATGGCAGGGGCAACTGTTTCAGCTAAATTTGCAACATATCTTAACACTTATCCTATTAGTTTTATTTATCAACTAGATAATCCTGTAATTACTAAATATGAACCAATTACATTAGGTAGTGCGTTAACCGCAGAGCGTAATGGTACATTATATGTTGAGCGTGTAGATGGAAGTCCTGTAGGAGTTGTGCCGAACTTACAAATGCAATATGAAAGGGGAGTTTAAACGTGGCTGTTTATTATAAACTTGAGAAAGATTTAGTTGTAAATGAAGCAGATGGAACTAAGACGTTTATTGAAGCTGGAAAGTATGTAGTAGTTGAAGCAAGTGGACTTCTCAGTGGTTGTACTGAAGGGGAATTAGCAGATGCTATTGTGCGTATTGATGCGGATATAGTAGTTAGGGATGCGCAGATTGAAGCTGATAGATTAGCTGAGGAAGCAAGGTTAGCTGAGGAAGCGATACAAGATGAAGAAGTGCCAGGAGAAGTACCTCCCGAAGAACCAGTGGAGTAATTAAAATAAACTAAAATAAAATAACTTATTTTATAAGGTGGTGAAGTATGAATAGATTACAACTTGTTAATAGAGTACGTATTATTACAAGAGATTTAGATGATTCTATTTTTCGTAAAGCTGATATATATGATTTTCTTAATGAAGGTATTGATAGGGTTAAACAAAGTATTCAAGAGTTAGTTGGTATGATATATCTTCCTATAATAGATGATACTGCATCTGATTTGATAGAACCAATACTTCTTCCTGCTCAATTTCATGTTCTCCTTGCTATATATGCTTCTTCACGTTGTTTTTATCAAGATGAAAGACACTATCAAGCATCTAATTTAATGAATGAATTTGAAACTAAATTAGCAGAGTTAAAGGCACTTGTTGAGAGTGGTGAAGTTGTTATCACTAATGTTGATATTATAGTTGTTGAAGAGTTTGTTGAGGATACTTATTTTGTTGATGCAATTGAAGAAGTTGATTTAGATGATGGAGTGGAAGGAGTGGAGTAATGACTTATATACAAAGACAAATTCCACTTCCCAATAAGGTATTTAATTTTACTTTAAAAAGTTTTTCTGGTGGGTTGAATAATCGTTCAGACCAATTAGAGGTTAATGAAAGTTCTAATTTAATGAATATGATTTTCACTGATGAAACTCTTATGGAAAAAAGAAAAGGTACTGAATATTATGATGCAGTTGATATTACTGAAGTAGTTGGTGAAGGTGAAGCCGCTGTAACTTATGCTGATGTAGTATGGCAAGATGAATTTAAACCTTACAATGAAGATAATATTTATATTAGAGCAGTAGAAAAGAAAATTTATTTTGGCTCTACAGCTTATACGATATCTAGTAAACCTTGTGGTGTAAATCATGATGGTAAATATTTTTTTACTGATGGTGCAAAAATATATGTTTATGGGAAATTTCCACAAATAGATGATGGTTCTGTTATTGATGTGGTGGGAACTCCTAATCCTAATTATGTGTTGATGGAAGTAGAAAATCCTACTGCTGGCTATACCCCTAATCCTGCTCCTGCTACTGTTGGTAAAACAATTTATAATTATACTACAAGTAAAATACAGTATCAACCTTGTGCAGCTGAAATTGCAGATACTTACTTTGGTGCTAATGTGTTGCCACTTAATCCTAAATATATTTGTTCTTATAATGGTAGACTTGTTGTTACTGGTTGTGATAAAGATGATGATAATATTTTTCTCACATCAACAGTAAGTCCTTATTATTTTCCTGTTACGATGCCAGTACAAATTCCACCTACTAGTGATAAAATTACTGGTATTATTGAGTATGATGGCGCTATAATATTAAGTAGAGATAATGATTTATATGTTTTACGTGGTCTTACTAATAATCCTACTCATGGTTTAGAAGTGTTTAATTTAAAAAGAATAAACTCTCATACTGGAGTAGTAAGCAATGGTGCAATGTGTTTAGTTAATAATTATTTATTCTTTTTAGGTAGTGATGGTAATATTTATTTCCTATCTTCATCTAAAAGTAATGAAAAAATTGTTTCAACTGTTTTAGTTAGTAGAAAAATTGATTTATATAAAGAACCAATAAATTTAACTATAAGTGATTTTGTTGATGCTGAATCTATTTTTTATAAAGATGAATGGTATTTAGCTATAAAAGATAAAATAATTATTTATAATTATAGGAATCAAGCATTTACATTATTTGATAGTATTAATGCACGTTCATTCTATAATTTAGATGGTACATTACTTATTGGTAATAATGATGGAAGAATAGTTAAATTTAGTACAAATTATTTAGATAATGGTGCTCCTTTTTTATCTAAATGGATAAGTAAATATTTTGATATGGATGATGCAAATACTTATAAGTTATTTAAAGAATTTTTTATAGTAGCACATTGTTATAATAGTTATTTATCTGATGTAAATATAGTGTTTGAAATTGATTATAATAATGTATTTAGTAGTACAAGTGTACCAAATAAGACATCAACATTTGGTAGGGCAGTATTTGGTGATAGGTTTGTTGTTAGAAATATAAATGCATCATTGCCATTTATTGTTGGTATGCGTGGTAGAAATATACGATTTAATATATCAAATGGATATAAGTACTATGGGGAAGTTGCTACTATAGCTGATTTAGGTAGTACTACTGAAAAAGTGAATGGTGAAACTGTTGCAAAAGTAACTGCTGATGGTAAATATTATTTATATGATAATTTTGTGTGGAGTGAAATAACTGATGATGAAATGAATCAACCAATGAAAATATATCAAATTAATGGGGAATATGAAGTGAGGGGGAAACGTTAGTGGCAATAGTTGATTTGTCAATTACTTATGATAATTTTTCTGTTGGTGATGTTATAGATAGTGAAAAATTTGATGTTAATAATAGTGATGTGGAAACTAAAGTAAATGAAATTATTGCAATTTTAAATGCTCCTGGTGATGGACTTAGTCAAAGTATTGTGGATAATACTTTAAGTGTTAATGTGGATGATAGTACAATTGAAATTGATACTAATACTTTAAGAGTAAAGGATGCAGGTATAACTGATGCTAAACTTGCAAGTGATGCTGTAACTACTGTTAAAATTGCTGATGCAAATGTAACAACTGCTAAGATACTTGATGCAAATGTAACAGCAGATAAACTTGCAAATAATGCTGTAACAACTGCTAAAGTAGCTAATGCAAATATAACTGCTGATAAATTAGCTTCTGATTCAGTAATAACTGCTAAAATACTTGATGCAAATGTAACTACTGCTAAAATTGCTAATGGAAATGTAACAACTGTTAAGATTGCTGATGGAAGCATCACAACAGATAAAATACTTGATGCAAATGTGACAGATGCAAAACTAGCTTCTACTGTTGCAACTACTGCAACTGCTAATACTCTTGCTAAACGTACAAGTACTGGTATGTTGCCAGCTATTGTACCTTGTGTTATGTTGATAAGTAATTCACAATCAATTTCTAATAGTGCTTCACCTGTATTAATATCATTTGCATCAGAAGAATATGATACTAATACGATGCATGAAAGTGTAATTAATCCAACAAGAATTACTATTAAAACTGCTGGTAAATATATGATTAGTTATGGTTTTCAATATCCTGGTGGTACTATTGGAGAGCAAAGTTTTTTACATGTAGCTTATAAAAATGGAAGTGTTTTACTTGCATCAAATGAACGGTTATTTAATGGTATTCATACAACTACTTATAACTATAGTTATTTTGATGATTTATCTATTAATGATTATATTGAATTTGGTGTATCTCAACAAACTGGTTCTACAAAAGATTATACAAATATATTTTTTGAAGCTCATTTGATTAGTTATTAAGGTGGTGAGGGTGTGGCTAATATTGAAGATAGTGCTGTTATAAAAAAAGCAAAAGCTGATTATGCATCAGCACAAGCTAAAGGTGATAAAGCAGGGATGGAAGCGGCTCATAGTGCTGCAGAATCAGCTAGGGCAAGTGCAGGTTATAGTGGTGGTATAGATGGTAGTCAATATATTTCAATTGGTAATTCTAAACCTACTGTACCTCAACAACAAGTCTTACCTCAACAACAAGTTATTCCACGAATCATACCACAAGTACCGATTCAACAACAACCAACTCAACAAGTAAATAACTTTGATTTTGATAGTGCATTTGGTAATATAATAAATAGTATGAGAGATATTGTTGATAGTAATAGGCAACGTATAAATTATAATGGTCTTAATTTAAATCCTTCCTCTATGGTAGAGAGAGTTATTAATCAACCTGGTTTATCTAATCAATTAGGTGAACAATCTATTCTTAATTCTAAAATTGACCCTAAACTTTCTGCATTAAATCGTCTTGCTTCAAAATCTAATATTTGGAAGGGGTATTAATTTGGATAAGAAACTTAGTATAGATGAGTTGTTAAATATTCTTGATGAGTATAATCATTCAGAATTACATGTACATCACACTTCAGCACCAAGTCATAAAGATTTCAATGGTGATAATTATTTTATTTTACAAGAGAATATGCGTAAATTTCATATCAGAGAAAGAAATTGGAAAGATATTGGTCAACATTTAACTTTATTTCCTGATGGGTTATTTGTTACTGGTAGACCTTTTGAACAAATTCCTGCATCAATAAAAGGATATAATGGTACAGTTAATAAAGTACCACTTGCAGTAGAAATGTTAGGTAATTTTAATGTTGCTTGTGATGCGTTTGAAGGTAAGCAAAAAAATTCAATTTTAGCACTTGCTAAGTATTTTTATAATAAAGGTAAATATATTAGATTTCATCGAGAGAATGCAAGTACTGATTGTCCTGGTGAAACAATAAATAAGGATAAATTTATGAGTGAAGTTAAAGATTTTGGTAAAGCAATTTTTTCTGATGTGAATGGGCACTGGGCAGAGCAATATATTATTGATGTAGTTGAAAAAGGTATAATGGTTGGGTATAGTGATAATACTTTTAGACCTGATAAAGCAATAAGTAGAGCGGAACTTGCTATGCTTATTTCTACTGGTAAACTTAAATAGAAATGTGGTGATATAGTTGGTAGAAGATATTTATAAGGGTTATGGTCAATATGGTAATAATGGTCAAGGTGGTACTCAAGTTGATTTAAATAATCCTGATGTTGTTGAGAGTGAAATACAACGTGCTCAAGCTGTTATTGCTAATCGTTTAGCTTCTGGTATGGATACAGTTAATCAAGAAGCTTATTTAAATAAACTTAATGCTTCACGTAATGAATATATGAAGTCTTCTAATTATGTTTCTTCACTTGCTGATAAGAGTGCTGAAGGGTATTTTACAAATCAAAAAGGAATGCTTGAATCAGCAAAAGCATCAGGAATAGCAGAATTAGAAAAAGTTTATGCTGATGCAGTTAATGATGGACGTATTTCTGTTAGAGAAGCAGAGACTCAATTTGAAAATGCTAAAGCTGAGATTGAACAATTAGCACTTCAAGACCAAGAATATACTAGACTTACAGCACAAAATAGAGGAATACAAAACTCTCAACAGATGATTGGTTTAATACAGGGTGATAATGCAAGGAAAAATAAACTTATTAATTCTTCTATGTCTGAAAGAGATTTACGTATTAATAATATTAAAGATAGAATTAATTCTGTTATGCAAAAGAAAAATTTAGATATTGTTAATCTTAATAGTCAATATGATGCAGGGTTAATACAAGCACGTGGTCAAGCTGATATGATTAAAGCTGAAGCAATGCAAAACTTAGCTTTGAAGAATTGGGAAATGTCTGAAAGTGATAAATATGCTAATAAACAAATGGAAACTCAATTTAATTATAAAATTAAAGAAATGCTTAAATCTCATGAGTTGGATTTAGATACTTTAGATGTTCAATTTCAAAATGAGTTAAAGAAAATGGGTATGGAAAATTCATATAGAATGGGTCAAATTGCGGCTCAAGCTAGAGCTAGTGCAAAATCGGCTCAAGATGATTATGCTTTAAAAATGCAACGTGCTAAAGCTTCAATTACTCCTGGTACTCCTGAGTATGAAGTTGCAATTGGTCAAGCTAAAATGGAACGTGATTTAAAAATAAGAGATATATATGATACTACAGTTGCTACTAAACAAGCTGAAGCTGTAATGAATAATCCATATCTTCCTGAGAATTATGGTGGAGTTATTCCTGAACCTGTTGATGTATCTTATAATTGGGGTGCACTTGGTAATTGGTGGACTGATTATGATGAGAAAAAATCTGGTCGTGATAAACAAAAAGCGGCAATGGAAGCTAAGGCAAAATTGTTGAATTATTAGGTGGTGTATAGGTTGAATTTTAAATTTGACCCCGTAGGTGATTTTGATAGGCAATATTTCAGTAATAAACTTGTTCCTAATACTTGGATACAAAGTAAAGAAAGAAGAAAACTTATTGAAACGTTGTCTAAAAAAATTACAAGTTATAAATATGAAGTAGAGAATGATAGAAGTACTTTATCTAAAGTATTTGATTTTCTATCTATTCCTTTATATACAACTGCTGGATTTGTTAAGGGTCTTACTGATGGTGCTGATAAGGATTCTGTTAATCCTTTTGAAGGTGCGTGGAGAGGGTTTAAATCAGGTTTTACAGGGGATGAGAAGGGTCGGTATACTTATTCTAAGGTAATGCAAGGTGTTGGTTGGCAACCTACTTCTATGGGTGGTAAGGTTGCTCAAGGTGTACTTGGTTTTGGACTTGATGTGTTACTTGACCCTCTTACTTATCTTTCTGGTGGGACGAGTGCTTTAGTGCGTGGCACAGGGCGTGCTGGCGTTGCTATGACTCATACTAAACCTTTTGTCAAATCAGTAGTAGAAGAGTATGGGTTGCATCATTTAGATGATTTAGATAATATAGATGCTGATAAACTTGCTGATGAAGTGTATCAAAAAGTGTTCAATGAGTTCTCTGGGCGTGGTTTATCTGTTGCAAAAGATATTGCTAAGAGTAAGGCTGATGATGTTTATCGTACTTTTGATGCATTTGATAATGGACTTGATATAGATAGAGCAAAAGAGATTATTAAAGCTAGAATGGTAAATCGAGGAGTTACTTTAACTGATGATGAAATTCTTTCTGATGCGGAGAAGTTTGTTAGCAAGTTTAACAAAACTATTGGACTTAGAGAAACACCTGAATATGGATTAAACTTATCTTTAAAGAATTTACCTTTTATTGGTGAGAAGTATTTTCCTAATGCAAAGCGTTTAGAATTTACTACTCCTAAAGGTACTCAAGATTTTGGCGAAGCTACTGTTGCTCCTTATTATGCAAAATTAAGAAATGCTATTTATGGTACTCAGTTTGCCAAGAAGTTTTCTACGGTGACTCCACTTTATCTAGCATCTAAAGAAGACCCTGGTATTGTTTATGATTTTGTTAAGATGGTAGATATTACTCAAGGTTTAACTGGTGATAAATTAGCAAAGGAAAAGATTATTAGAGATTGGGCAGAGAAAAATTTAAAAGGTATTACTCCTGCTGAATCTAAAAAATTAATTGATATATTAGAAGATAAAACTATGTGGAGTGAATTAAAGGGAACTATTAAATTACTCGATACTAAAGAAGCAAAAATTATGCGTAATGAATTAGTAAGGCAAAGAGATAATTTTAAAAAAGAAATAGATGATTTAACTGAAATGCAGGAGTTTTTAAATAACTCTAAATATGGTGTTGATAATGATTTAGTTAAAAGTAATGAAACTATTGATGCGTTAAGAGAAGAATATCATAATAGACTTCGTAATTTAAATTTTGATGAACCTATTGGTTTAGAAAATTTACAGAAATTAGTTAAAATTTATGAAGTTGAAAAAGATGAAATTAATAAAGGTATGATTGATAATATTAAGAAGTTTCATAATGATTATCGTGTTGCTATTGAATCTAAAGGTAAAACTAAGTTACAAAATGTTGTAAATGAAGATGGAAATATCTCATATAATATAAGTGTTAATAAATATGTTAGAGGTGTTGGATACGTAAAAAGAACACCTGAAGAAATTGCTCAAGAAGTTGAGAAAATTAAAAGAAGACTTGGTAAGAGTGTCTCTACTAATAAAGGTGAATTTGAAGCGAAGGTTAATCTTTCTGATGCGATAAGTGAATATGTTTATGGAATTAAAGGTATGATTCATCGTAATTTATTTGCTAGTAAATATGATGAACTTATTGCTATGATTGATAAAGGTATGACTCCTGAACAGATTCGTGATTATTTATCGAATGATTTATCTTTTGTTAATCGTCAGGAAATGTATTCTTTTATTGCTAGTAAAATTGGTTATGGTGGTAAAAACAGTGAATTTAAAACTTGGGATGATTTTTATACTAAACGTTTAAAAGAAATATATGATAAATATGGTGTTGGTACTAATAAAGATATTTTAAGTTTAGATGAAATAATTGCTGGTAAAACTTCTGCTAGAAGTAGTGATGATTTTTATAGTAGATTAAGTGAAGAAGATGCACGTGTTTTAGCTGAGATAACTGCGGCTGATTATGAACGTAGGTCTTATCTTGCTATGTTTGGAAAGATGAAATCTTATGATGAAGTATTAGAATATATTAATCAAGAAAAATATCATGCTACTACTCCTGGTTTACATGCTGAAGAGTTAGCTCAGATTGAAGATTTAAAAAGAAGACAAGATGCTTTTGAACAATCTGGCTCAATACTTAGAGGTAGAGTTAATGAGATTGATATAAAAATAGCTGATATGAAAAAAGAAATTGAAAGTTTAAAAATAGATGGTGTTCAAAAAACTACTAGAAATTTAGTTGAAAGACCACTTACTAAAAAAGATATTAAAGAACTTGAAGGTCAAATCAAAGAAATTGAAAAACAATTAGAAGGTATAGTTGATACTAAAATTGCTCAAGCACTAAATAATTCTCTTAAAAAGAAAAGAGAAGCTTTGGCAAAGGGTACTAAACAAGTAAATAGAGTTGTTAAGGCAGATAGTAAGAAGAAAAGAATTAGTGATTTAACAACTCGTATTGAAACTTTAGAAGCAAGAAAAAGAGATTTATTAAAAGATAAAGTTTATAATGAAACTCCTGTTAGGGGTTTTCTTCCACATGAACGTAGTGGTGAACTTGAGAATATTTTAAAACAAAGTAAATATAAAAATAGTAAAACTCAAATATGGGCTGAATCTATTATTAAAGATATGGAAATTTTTTTAGAAGAGTTAGGTAGAAATTGGTCTGATATTAGTGTTCCTCAAAGAAAAGCTATTAGGAAACTTGCTAGGTGGAATGTAAGTAGGGTAAATAAAAAACCTAAAGCATTACCACGTATTAGTTGGAGAGAAGTAGATGAGGTTACTGCTACTTCTGATGAAATGGTTGAAATATTTAAAGGTTGGGATGAGTTTCATAATATAAAATCCAGTAGTGTTGAGCCACAATTTACACAACAAACTGTAAGGCTACATGATTTGATTAATAAAATTGATGATTTACATTTACAAATAAAAGATTATAAATCTAAATTATCTAATATTAATGAAGTTGATAATATTAGAAAGTTAAAAATTGAAGAATTACAAAAAGAAGCTACTGAACGTTTAGAAGGTGTATTTAAACATGTAGAAGATTTAAGGCTTGCTAAGCGTGAGTTAATTAATAAGATTGATGATAGTAATGTTGATATTTATGATGTTGGTAGGCAAATTGAACGTTTAGAGAAAATTTTAAATAATGATGATGTATTTGAAACTTATGTTCGAGCAAATCTTAGTGCAGAAGAGATAGAAGGTGCAATCAATTTTGTTGATGTGACTAAGATTATGCTTGACGCTGATATGACTGTTGATGATAAAATTAAAGCAATTGCTAAAGACCTTAGAGATAAGTTTACAGAGATTGGTGCATCTGAAGTTGAAGCGGGAGTGTTAAAACAAGAGCAAGTTGATAAGTGGATTAATGGGTATGTAACTAGACTTCTTACTGAAGATGGTGCTGAGTTCTTAGGTATTAAAGAATTTGATGATGATGTTCAAGCTGCTTTAACTCAAGGTTATGGTTATGGTAAGATTAGAAATCAATTTGCTCATTCTCGAGTTAAAGAATTTGATGGATACACTATTAATCAAATCAATAAAGAAATGTCTAAAAAATTAGGTGGTAAGAATTTATTTTCTGATAGCATATTTGATATTTATCAAACACGTGCTTTACAGAATTTAGAAGTACTTTATGATACTCATTATACACAAGAAATGATGAATATATTTGGTACAGAAGTAAAGCGTGATACAGTTATTAAAGATGGTTTTGGTTCAGTTATTAGTTTACCTAAAATTAAAGATAGTGCTGTTGATATGGCTAAATTAAATATTTCTTTAGATATGAGTAATGAGATTAGTCATGTTGTTAGGGTATTTTTACGCGATAATTCTGTTGATTTAAATAGAACTATTGAACAAAACTTAAATGCTATGGGTATTACTTCTGGTAAAGAATATTTTATAGAATATAATAGACAATTTAATCAAGCTATTTCTGAACACATAGATGCTATGGTTGCTATTCAATTTGATGAAGTAAGTATGAAAAATTTATTTGAGCGTAATTTTAATGAATATTTAGAAAAGTCTACACTTGGCGTTAATTCTATTGATAGTATGTCTACTCCAATGTTTGAGTTAAGTAAAGATAATATTAATGGAATATTTAATTATTATGATAGTGCTATTAATATTTTTCAACATAAAATTAGAAATAATATTTTTAAGTTTGAAAGAGGTAGATTAGAAGCTAAGATTAAATATTTTGAAAACCTTCAAAATAGACAAAAATTAACTAAAAAACAAGTTAATTATTTATATGATGTATTATATGATGAATATGCACTTAAATATGTTGATGAATTAGATGGTAAAGGTAATACTGTACCTAATTCTTCTAAACGTTTATTAGAACTTCATGATTTAAGTATGGCTGAAGTTAGAGAAACAATTAATAGATTGAAAGGTAATGCTTATGATTTTGAAGTTAAACGTCTTGATAGTTTAATAGGTGCTATTGAAAAAATTGATAAATTAGAACCTCCACAAATTAGAGAGGTTCATCAATCCTTAATTAATAAAGCAAATCAGACACGTAAATTACAAATGCTCAAAGACCATAATCGTTTAGTTCAAATTTATGATAAGTTTTTACATTTTGTTAAATTAAATCAAACTGTTGTAATGCCATCTTTTCATATGCGTAATAAGTTTTCAAATATGTTTAATAATTGGTTAGGTATTGGACAAGATGCTTTAAATGTAAAAAACCAAATTGATGCGTTAAAAGTAGTTAGAAGTAAGGGCCAAAGTGATAAAGTTATTGAAGGTTTAAATTCTACTTGGGGAGAGATTTATAATTTAGCACTTGCTCATGGAGTAATTGATACTGGTTATTTTGCTAAAGATTTTGGTGCTCATACTAAGGTACAAGGTAAGTTGAGAAGATGGGTTAAAGCAAAGTATGACCCTACTGATACTAAAAACTTCTTTGCTTATAAAGTTGGTACTGAAGTTGGTGGTACTGTTGAAAATAGTGATAAGTTAATTCACTTTAGATCGGA